AACAACTCGCAACCCAACGCATTGTTTACAGCACTACCGTCGACCGGACTTGATCTGGTAGATGCGCTCCCGCGACAGCCCAGTGATCCGCGCCAGATCGGTTGGACCCGCGCCTTGCGCGAGCATATCCCGCACGTAGGCGTCTCTTACGGCTTTGACCCTCTCGAGGGTTGCTTCGGCTTCGTTGACCCGGCGTACGGCGTCTTCAAGGGTTGCGATGTTCACAAGAAATATTGTACACCACGCTTGACACATGTGTGTAAAGCGCGCTACACTATAGACATGAGCACAGACATCAACCTCAAGCAGTTCGCAGAAAACAACAACCTCGAACTCAAGGACGTTGCAGCCGGAACCGTACTAGCCGGCGTCATCCTCATCCTCGGCCAAGACCCCCAGATCAAGGCAATGCTGGAGAACAACGACAAAGAACACTTCATCGAGGGATGCAACGCATGGGCCGCGTTCAACACCAAGTTCGGTGAAGCGCTACTGCAGGTCCGCGAAATGGTCGCCTGAATCAACCTGCCATCAACTAAGAAACCCGCGAGAAATCGCGGGTTTCTCCCATTTCGGGCACGCGTTATCAACTTGCCATCAACAAAACGTTCCCACACGCCACCCCTGAACAACTCAGAAAGGTGGACACAATGCAACAGAACGAAGCGTCAAAGGTTGTTGTTGACGCGGCAGAACGGTTACAAAAACAACTCGCCAAGCTAGACGACGAAAACCGTGCAGCGCGACAACACATCATCAACGACATCAGACGCGCAGTACGCAAACCATCATGGATCACACGAGTCGCAGACTGGATCAACGGACGATGAACACAGACACAGCGGTTATCTGCTACATCGCACTCGGAATAGGCGTCCTTCTAGTAGGCGTCCTATTCGGACTGGTGGTGTCCGCATGAACGCAACCGCCGAAGAAATCGACCAACTATTCCGCGAACTCCGAGCTGGCGAGGGCGATCATGAAGCATGACGCACGCCGCATACTCAGGAAATACAAGGCGCGACGCAAACCAACCACAACATACAACGCGGCATACCGAGTATCCGATCTGACTCAATTGTCGGACGACCTTATCAAGCAGGCACAACGATGGGCATACATTGTCGACTGAGCTGTACGAATGCCCCGACTGCGGAACTGAACACACCAGCGCATCAGCACTCATGTACTGCTGCCTCGACAAAGACAACGACCGCGCCTGATCCTGTTCGGCGTAGTGGTGGGTAATATCAGGGCAATGCTCTACCTCGAATACTACGCAAACACCGACACAGAAACAGCATGAGAGTCTGCTCCGTTGCTGGCTGCCCCACCATCTACGACGGCACAACCACACGCTGCCCACAACACACACGACAAGCCAGCAACCAACGCGGCGACCGAGGCTACAGCAGCGCAGGACACAAACGCTTCCGCAACGCAGTACTCACACGCGACCCCATCTGCGTGCTATGCAATGCAGCACAAAGCACCATCGCCGACCACTACCCACGGTCACGCAAAGAACTACTCGACGCAGACATGGATCCCAACGACCCAACACATGGACGTGGACTATGCAAGCCATGCCACGACAGGTCTACCGCAACACTACAACCCGGCGGCTGGCATGCAACATAGGGGTAGGCAAACATCATCACATCGAACAAACCTTCGATGAGGGGTGGGGGTGGACCCACCAACGTCGAATGGCGTTCTGCCGCCGGCCAGGTAGTTTTTTGGTGTGTCGGGTTCAAAAGGTCTTGTTTCGTAGCTAGTTTCGAATCTCTGCACCGCAATGGTGCCTGCGCAATGCAGTTGAGTGGGGGCTGAAATGACTTCTGGTGGTGCTCGTGCTAGGTCTGGTCCTGCACCGGATCCGAATGCTTTGCGCAGGGGTCGTAAGGATGATGCGGGCTGGGTTTCGTTGCCTGCTGATGGATTTGATGGTGTGAAGCCGGTGTTTCCGTTGTCTGCGGCGTCTGCCGCTGAGTTGGATCTGTGGGATGAGTTGTGGTTGAAGCCGCAGGCGGATCAGTGGGCGGTTTTGGGGCTTGAGCGTCAGGTTGCGGCGTATGTGCGTTCGTATTTGGAGGCGACGGAGCCTGGTGCGGTTAGTGGTTTGAAGACGGCTGTGCTTCGCATGGAGGCGGAGTTGGGGTTGTCGACGGTGGGTCTGAATTCGTTGCGTTGGAAGATTGAGCAGCCGGTGGTTCGGGACGCTGTTGTGACTCCGATTCGTGCTGCTGATTCGCTTTCGAGCGTTCTGGATGAAGTTGATGGAGCGGTCTAACGCGGTTCTGCGGGTGGTGTTGTATTGGATTCAGGCGCATTGTGTGATCCCGGATGGTGATGATCAGGGTACGCCGTTCCTGTTGGGTTCTGATCAGGCGCGTTTCGTTGGCCGACACTACCTGGTGTCGGGTGCGGTTGTGTCGAAGCCTAAGAAGCCTGTTGATGCGTTTGTGTTTCGGCGTTCGCAGCTTGTGCGGGCGCAGAAGTGGGGTAAGTCTCCGCTGATTGCTGCGTTCACGTGTGTTGAGGGTTGCGGTCCTGTTGTTTTCTGTGGGTGGGCCGAGTCTGGCGATGTGTATGACTGCCGGGACTTCGGTTGCGGTTGCGGGTTCGTGTATGAGTATGCGCCTGGCGAACCGATGGGAATGCCGTGGGCGACTCCCTTGATTCAGATTACGGCTACGTCTGAGGATCAGACGGACAACACGTATGACGCGCTCCGCCCGATGATCGAGAAGGGTCCGCTTGCTGAGCTGATTCCAAAGACGGGTGAAGAGTTCATCCGGCTTCCGGGTGGTGGGCGCATTGATACGGTTACGTCTAAGGCGACCTCGAGGCTCGGCCAGCGTATTACGTTCGCCGCACAGGACGAGACGGGCCTGTGGACCGCGAGCAATGGTGGTCACAAGCTGTCGCAGACTCAGCGCCGCGGTTTGGCTGGTATGGGCGGCAGGTCTATCGAGACAACGAATGCATGGGATCCGGCTGAGGATTCTGTTGCGCAGCGCACCTTTGAGTCGGGTGCACCGGATATCAATAAGGATTTCGAGCAGCCACCGAAGACTCTGGATTTCCAGAAGCCTGATGAGCGGCGCAAGATTTTCGAGTTCAACTATCGTCACGCGCCGTGGGTGTCTGTTGATGCTGTGGAGCGTGAAGCGGTTGAGTTGATGGAGAAGGATCCGGCTGATGCTGAACGATTCTTCGGCAACCGCATTGTGCCCGGTCAAGGACGGTGGTTGAAGACCACGCGATGGGCTGCACTCGAGTCGGGCTATGTCCCAGGTGATGGAACGAAGGTGTGCCTCGGGTTCGACGGTTCGGATAACGACGACTACACGGGCATCCGCCTTGAGACGCTTGATTACTTCCAGTTCACTCCGAGCTATTCTGAGGGCCGGAAAACGTTGTGGAAGCCGCAGGATTGGGCTGTAGACGGTAAACCGCGTATTCCGCGTTCTGAGGTGCGTGCTGCGGTTGCTGAGATATGTACACGGTTCAACGTGGTGCGCGCTTACTGTGACCCTGAGATTTGGGAAACGGATATTGATGAGTGGGCTGCCGCTTATGGTGAGAAGGTGTTCATCAAGTGGCCTACTAACTCGACTAAACGCATGTGGGCGTCGCTTGAGCGTTTCCGTAATGATGTGTATGACGAGGACACCAAGTTCCGGCATGACGCGGATGAGGATGTTGCCGCTCATATAGGTAATGCTGTTGTTCGGGCACGCGGTATGGACGCGTTGACTAAGCAGCGCGTCTACATTTTGGGTAAGGCGTCGGAGCCACAGAAGATTGATATGGCTATGTCGTCGGTGTTGGCGCATGAGGCTGTTTGTGATGCGATTGCGGCTGGTTTGAATTCTTCGGATGATCCGGAGTACGTGTATTTCTAATTGAATAGTGTGTGGGAGGTCGGATGGACGCGGCTACCGCCCTCCAGATGGTGAACCGGATTTATCGTCGGTTGAATCATCGTCGCCCGGATCTTGAGGTGACTCAGGCTTATTATCGGGGTCGTCATCGTTTGCAGTTTGCTACGGATGAGTGGCGGCGGGCTAATGCGCACCGGTATAAGGACTTTTCGGATAATTGGTGTGCGCCTGTGGTTGATGCTGAGGCTGAACGGCTTGAGCATATTGGTGTGAAGATTGATGGTGCCGATAAGGGTGCTAAGGCGCTTTGGGATCAGTGGTTGTTGAACGAGTTGCCGTCTCAGTCTTCGCAGGGGTTTGTGTCGTCTTTGACTACTTCGCGGTCGTTTGTGATTGTGTGGGGTGATAAGGGCACGGATGAGCCGGTTATTACGTGGGAGCATCCGGCGAATGTTGAGATTGAGTATGACTGGGAGAATCCTCGTCTGCGTAAGGCTGCGTTGAAGACGTGGTTGGATGACAAGCTTGAGTACGCCACCTTGTATGAGCGGGATTACGTGTGGAAGTTCCAGCGTGACCGTTTGATGGTGGATAACACGTTGAATTCGCAGGCTCAGCAGGCGAAGGAACGTGTTGCACCGGAGGGTGGTTGGGTTCCTCGGGAGAATTTGCCCGGTGGTGAGCCGTGGCCGTTGCCGAATCCGATGGGTGAGGTTCCGGTTGTGGAGATCCCGAACCGGCCTTTGCTGGCTGATGATCCCGTGTCGGAGATTCAGGGTGTTATGCCGATGCAGAACGCGATCAATTTGTTGTGGGCGTACCTGTTTTTGGCTGCGGATTATGCGTCGATGCCTGCGCGCGTGGTGTTGCATCAGGGTCCGCCGAAGATGCCGATCCTGGATAGTACGGGTAAGCAGATCGGTGAGAAGCCGGTTGATGTGAAGGATTTGCAGGAGAAACGTCTCCTGTACCTGTCTGGCCCGGATACCACGATTGATTCGTGGGAGGCTGCGAAGCTTGACGTGTTCACGGGTGTGATTGAGCAGTCGGTTGGGCATATTGCGGCTCAGACTCGCACACCCCCGCACTATCTTGTGTCGAACAAGGGCCTGTCGAACCTTTCTGGTGATGCGCTCGAGGCTGCCGAGGGTGGTCTGGTGAATAAAGCGACCGAGTTCCAACGGGACGCGGCGCCGGCTTTGCGGGAAGTGTACCGGCTCATTGCTTTGGCGATGGGTGACACGGCGTTGGCGCAGCAGGCGCGGTTGGCGACGATTGTGTGGAAGAACCCTGGCATTCGTTCGGAAGCTCAGATGGCTGACGCTTTGTTGAAGAAGAAGCAGATGGGTTACCCGTTGGAGTATCTGATGGAGGTTGACGGGATTGATCCTGTCGACATTGGTCGGATTCTGAAGATGCGTGACAAAGAGCTGTCGGATGCGATGGGTTTCGGTGTGCAGGCGGCTGTGAATGATCAGATGAACGGTGGTTCTGGTGGCGTCACAGTTGGAGATAGTGCGGGCGCACCAGCAGCAGAGGGCTGACATTCAGTATCAGGCTCAGCAGCGGGTGGGCCAGTTGTGGTCGTTGGCTTCGGGTAACGATTTGGATGCGTCGTGGGATGGGTTGTCGTCGCAGATGGTGGCGACGGCGACTGCAGCTCAACGTGCGTCTGCGGAGTTGGCTAACCCTTACTTGTCGGCGGTGTCGTCGTCGTATGGTGACGCAACCCCGGCTGTGACTGTTGCGGCTCCTGCGTTTGCGGGTGTGATGCAGGATGGGCGTCCTATTGGGTCGTCTATGTATACGGCTGTGTTGACGACGAAGGCTGCGATCAGTTCGGGCCGGTCGTTGTATGACTCGTTCAACCTGGGCATGCACGCGTTGACTGTTGTGGTTGGTGCTGCGGTTCAGGATGCGGGCCGTATGGCTGATATTACGGCGATGAACGCGAAAACGTACACCCGTTATGTGCGTGCTGCGGGTGGCGCGTGTTGTTCGAGGTGTGCCGTCCTGTTGGGTATGGCGTCAGCTCGTGACGCGTTTCTGCGGCATGTGTGTTGTCAGTGTACGGCGATGCCTGTTGAGGTGACTCGGGATGGGCGTGACGGGCGTGTGCCTGCAGGGTTTTTCAGTTCGCCGGGCGAGTTCTTCGACAGTCTGTCGAAAGAGGAACAGGATGCCCGGTTCACGAAGGCTGGCGCTGAGGCGATCCGTCAGGGCGCTGATGTCAGTCAGGTTGTGAACGCTCGCCGGGGCGCGTATGTGTCGTCTTATTTGGAACGCACGAGAGCGGGGGAGCAAGTCTCCCGCATGTCGTTGCGTCCGGTGACTATTGGCCGGAAACCGGATGGTTCACCGTTGCAGGTGTTTGTGACGAAGGCCGGTAATGGGAGCCGTAACAGTAGATACCCGGATGGTCTGCGGTTGACGCCGGAGCAGTTGATCACGATGGCGCATGGCAATAATGCGCGTCTGCGTGACCTGCTGAAAACATACGGGTACATGTATTAGGTTTCCCCACCTTTTGTGTGGTGGGGAGTGTTAGCGACGCAATGTCGCGCCCAATAACTCAACAAGGAGCAATTCCTAATGCCAGAAGATGTCGAAACCGAAGACGCAACGTCAGAGGCCGAAACGCAGGAACAGGAACAGGGTAGCGCGGAGACTGAGGGATCTGAGTCTCTTGGTGATGCTGGTAAGCAGGCGCTTGATCGGATGAAAGCGGAACGTAACGCTGAGCGGGCTCGGGCCCGTGAGGCGCAGCGTGAGCTGGAGCGGATCAAGGCTGAGTTGGCGTTGAAGGATAAGCCGGCTGAGGAGCAAGCGATTGAGGCCGCAAAGGCTGAGGCGCGTGCTGAGGCTACGGCTGCCGCGAATGCGCGGATTTTGAAGAGCGAGTTGAAGGCTGTTGCGGCTGGGAAGCTTGCGGATCCGTCTGATGCTGCTTTGTTCATTGACCTGTCTGAGTTCTCCGTTGACGAGAATGGTGATGTCGACATTGACGCATTGAATGATGCGATCACGTCTTTGTTGGAGCGTAAACCGCATCTTGCTGCGCAGAAGCCGAACCGGTTTGACGGTTCTGGTGATCAGGGCGGTAAGAGCAAGTCGAAGCCTTCGCAGTTGTCGAGGGATGACTTGAAGCGTATGACCCCGCAACAGATTGTGGACGCGAAAGCTGCCGGCCAGTTGGACCGGTTGCTCGGTTTTGAAAACTGAATAGGAAGGGCCGATCATGGCTTTTACGCACTTCATTCCTGAGGTGTGGGATGCGTCGCTTCTGACGATCCTGGACAAGTCTCTTGTGTATGCGGGCGCACCTTGCGCGAACCGTGACTATGAGGGCGACATTTCCGCGTTTGGTGACACGGTGCACATCAACAGCATCGCGGACCCGACGATTTCGGACTACACGAAGAACACCGATCTCGCTGACCCTGAGGTTCTTACCGACGACGAGCAGCTTCTGGTGATTGACCAGCAGAAGTCGTTCAACTTCTACATTGACGACATCGACAAGGCGCAGGTCCGTAACGCGGGCGGTGTGTGGGATGAGGCGACTCGTCGTGCAGGTTTCGGTCTGCGTGACAAGGCTGACCAGTTCGCTGCCGGTCTGCTTGCTGCGGGTGCCGGTAACGGGCTTGGTGTGGTGGACGCTTCCAGCACGGCCACGAACGTGTACGACAACGTTCTGGTGCCTGCTTCGGTGAAGCTGGATGAGGCGAACGTGCCTGAGGAGATGCGTTGGATTGTGCTGCCCCCGGCTGTGTACGGGAAGCTGCAGCTTGATGACCGTTTCATCAAGCAGAACGAGTCTGGTACTGCCGCCCTCCACAACGGTCAGGTTGGTAACGCTGCCGGGTTCCAGATTTTCAAGTCGAACAACGCGCCCGTTTCGGCGTCGCATGTTGTGTCTGACGCAACCGGTTCGTCCGGCTCGAAGACGCTGACTTCGGCTTCTGGTTCGTTCCGTGGCTCCGACGTGGGTCTTGCGCCGACTGGTACGAACCTGGGCACCAACACGGTCATCACGGCTGTGTCGCTGGATGGTACGACGGCGACTGTTTCGGTTGCTAACTCGGGTGCTGTCAGCTCTGCTGTGACGGTTCCTGCCGGGGCGAACAAGCTCGTCATTGCTGGTACGTCGATCGGTTTCTCGTTCGCTCAGCAGATCCTCGAGACGCGGGCGTACAGCCCGGAGAAGCGTTTCGGTGACGCGTTGAAGGGTCTTCACGTTTACGGTGCGAAGGTTGTTCGCCCGGAGGCGCTGGTTACGGCTTCGGTCAAGACCTCCTAAGGAGTTGATGGTGGAAGCGTTCGCAACAGTGGATGATCTTGCCACGCGTTTGAATCGCACCTTTTCGGATGCTGAAGAGGCGTGGTTGACGACGCTGTTGCAGGACGCTTCCACCTATCTTCGGGATGATGTGCTCGGTTTGCAGGTGTACCCGCAAACGCAGGCTACGTTTGCTGCACGACCGGATGTTGATGGTTGGGTTTACTTGCCTCAGCAGCCGGTCGTGTCGGTGGATGCGGTGACTGATTCGAATGGTGATCCGGTCCTGTTTTGGGATGAGGATGACCGGGTTCGGGTGCACGTGCGTGGTCGCCGTGAACCGGTGTCGGTGACGTTCACTTTCGGGTTCACGGAGCCGCCTGCATCGTTGGTGCGGTGGGCGTGTGTGCTGGTGTCTCAGGTGTTGTTGCCGTTGGAGCAGCAGTTGGGTTTGACGGCGGGTGGTTTGTCGTCGGTGCAGTTGGATGATTTCCGGGCTGCGTTTGCTGATGCGGGTGATAGTACGGGTATCACGTTGGCTGATCGGAACATTCAGTTGTTGCGTGACCAGTTTGGTGTGCGTGGTACGACGGTGGTGGGTTCTCGATGAGTATGGTTGCCGGGATTCTGAATATGGGTCGCCGGCAGGCTGAGGTGTTGATGACTTCGGTTTGCGTGATTACTCGTGAGGGTGACCCGGTGCAGAACGATGACGGGTCTATTACGCCGACTGTGACGACGGTGTATTCGGGTAAGTGTCGGTTGAAGTGGCAGTTGACGATGCGTATTCCTCAGGTGAATGCGGAGGGTCAGCAGTTGGCGTTGCAGCATCCTACGTTGTCGTTGCCTATGTCTGTTACGGGTGTCCGTAAAGGGGATTTGGTGACGATGGGTGCGGACGACCTGGATCCGGATATGGCGGGTTTGGTGTTGCGTGTTGCTGGCCCGTTTGCTTCGTCGCAGGTTACGGCGCGCCGGTTTTCGTGTGAGGTGTTGGCCTGATGGGTGATCACGTGTATCGCGGTGTGCACGTTGAATGGTGCGGTGAGCCGGTGAGGACCGATGAAATGTGTCGGACGTGCTGGACCACCGATATGCGCCAGTTGGTTATCCTGCTAAACGGGTCGCCGCAAATTCGCACCTTCTGCTGCCGCTGTCTAATCGATGGGGGTGGACGCGATGGGTGACGGTATCAGTTTCGATTTCAGTGAGGTGAATAAGCTGGCTGCGGATCTTCACGATTTGGCTGGTGGTGCCGTATTGTCGAAGAATATGCGGTCTGCTATTCAGGTGACTTCGTTGAAGGTGAAGCGTGATGCGCAGGAGTCTGTGCGTGGTGTTGCCCTGTTGGGTCAGGCTGCGGCTGCGATTCATTATGAGACGAAGGAACTCTCCGGCGGGGTTGAGGCTGAGATCGGTTATGACAAGGGCGGCGTCGGCAATCTGGGCAACTTGATCGAGTTCGGTGCACCTAACGCTCACCCGTATGGTGATAAGGATGCTCCGGCTCAACCGCTTGCGCCTCATAATGATCTGGCGAATGCGTTGGAGAAGAATCAGGGCGACTTCGAGAAGGGTCTCGGTGTTGCGGTTGATCAGGCACAGAAGGCGGTCGGGTTGTGACCGTTGCCGATACTGCCGCTGTTCAGTCGAAGATTGAGGCTGTCCCGATTCTGGCTGACGCTACAACGGTGACGTTCTGGCCGTCCGGTAAACCGCCGACAACACCCCCGTGGGTGGTTGTGTTCCCGGCTGAGGGTAATGACTCGTCAGACAGGCTTACAGGGCCGCTGGTGACCACTAATCCGTCGTTCACGTTGCACATTGTTGGTGCTACAGCAGCTCAGGTGCAGACGGTGACGGGTTTGGTGAAAGAACAGTTCGTGACTGGTGGCCGTTTCGCAGCACCGATAGTCACGGGCCGTCTGAATCAGGGTGGTTATTGGCGTGCCCCGTTGCCGTTGCAGGTGGACACGTCTGTGACACCGAACATTGCGTTTCAGGTTATCGAGTTGGGGTGGGTGAGTGATCCTGTATGACTGAGTTTGTGAGGGTGCGTTCTGTGGATGCGCCGGGGGAGTACATGGTTGCTCGTCATCGTGCTGAGAAGCATCGTGACCGGTATGTGATTGTTGACCGCACCCCTGAACTGGTTGAGCCGGTTGTTGTGCCGGATCCTGAGGAAACTGAATAGTTAGCGACGCTTTTGGAGGGCATCCGGTTGGGTGCCCTTTTTTAGTGCCCGAAAATTGAAAAGAGATCAAACATGGCAGATGTTGCCGGCTCGGTGGTGCCGAGCGCCCTTGACCAGAAGGGCAATACAACTATCTGGTGGGTTCCGACGATTGCGGATCCGACCGCGCCTACCGTCGCGGAGATTGGTGCGGCTGGTGCTTACCGGCTTACCTATGACTTCACGGCGGACGGGTTCAACTATGCGGGCTCGCAGGACACGGTTGATGACGACCGGCTGACGCTGGCTCAGCCGTTGCAGTCGCTTGACGTGAACAAGGTGACCCTGGATCTGAAGTATGTGCAGTCTTCGGACACGCATGCGGCTCAGCAGGTTCTCACGTCTGGCACGTCCGGGTATTTCGTGGTGCGCCAGAATGTGCCGGATCCGCAGGTAATCACGGCGGATGACCTGGTGACGCCGATCCCGGTCACGCTGGGTGTGCAGAACCTTGGCCCGATTGACGGCAACGGAAAGTCCACGATTGTGCAGAAGTGCGCGATCCGTGGTGTTGTTGGTGACCCGGTGGCGGTTGTCGCTGGTTCCTGACCGTAAGGCTCCTGGCGGGGTGTTCTTCACCGCGCACCCCGCCAGGTTTTACACGTTTCGTTTCGCGGTGAAGCGGTGAAAGGTTTCCGATGCCCACTATTGGTGAGCTGTTGAAGGCGAAGAAGGGTGCCCCTGTCCCTTTCGAGGATGTGGAGTGCCTTTGGGATACTGACGTGTCTGCGCAGGTGGCTGCGCTCGAGGCTGAGATTGAGTCTCGTGAATCTGATCAGCGTTTGACGAACGACAACGGTGTCGATGAGTTGCGTGACCAGATTCGGCAGTTGAAGGATGATGCGGACACGGTTTTGGTGTTCCGGTTCAGGAAATTGGACGGGTACACGTATGCGGCTTTGTGTGCGAAGTATCCGCCTCGTTTGGATGTTTCTGCGGATCTTGGTGCGGGTGGTTACAACCTGGATGAGGTTGCTAAGGCTGCCGCGAAGATCAATGGTGTTCGTGTCACTGATGATGGTGAGGAACCCATTTCGGAGGACGAGTGGGAGCAACTGTTCACTAGCCTGTCGGGGCATGATGTGAAGCGTATTCGTGACGCTATCTGGCTGTTGAACGAGTACGGTCCTGCGCAGGGTCTGGCATTGGCAAAAAAAGCTCACGGCGGTTCGACGCAATCCTGAGTTTGGCGCTCGAGTTGGGTGTTTCTCCGCGTCGCTTGTTTGGGTGGGAGCCGGCGAAGGTTACGGAGATTCATCGGGATAAGTCGGGCCGCGTGTTCCGGGTTGTGACACGGCAGGAGTCCGAGTTTTCGGATAGTGACCGTGAGGATTTGTTGGCGTTCAAGCAGCGTGAAGCGTCACGTTTGCCGCACGGGCAGCCGATTGATGAGGCAACCGATCCTAGGGCTGACCCGAACTATTACGGTGAGGGTGCTTTCCGGTACGAGGTTGAGTATGCGGTTGATCAGGCGCAGGCTGCGATTGAGCGTGAGAAAGCGAAACCGAAGTTCAAGGATGTGGATTTGAAGCAGTACGTGTTTTGGCCGGTGCGTAAGGATTACAGCGGCGGTGCGGCACGTATTGTGCGGTCGGAGTCTGAACTCAACGTTTCTGAATGAGGTACGCGATCAGTGCGATAAGAGCTGATACGACAGCCCCGGCGAATGCGACGGCGAACACCCACGCCCATGTTCCGGCGATGACCGTGATGATGCCGATGAGGGCGAATACGGCTGCACAGATTAGTGCTGTAACCCAGCCTGGCTTTTTTGCTGCGGTCTGGTAGGGGGTCAGGTCGAATCCTGGGTCTTTTGCGCTCATAGGCGCACTTTACAACTGAATATCGCGGAACGGAAGCACTTTCATGGCAGATCGCACCGTAAAAGTGAACCTGGTTGCGGCGTACACGGGCTACGTGCAGGGTATGCAGGCGGCGGAGAACGCGACGAAGAAGATGTCGCAGAACTCTACGAAGGCGATTCAGCAGCAGTCTGCAGCGTTCCAAACAGTGTCTCGCACGGTGGGGACGGCTCTGGTTGCGATGGGCACGGTTGCTGCTGCGGGTGTGGCGTTGGCTGTGAAAGCGTTCATGGACTTCTCCGCTGAGATGGCGCAGGTTCAAGCCTTGTCGCATGCCACGTCGGGCGAGATGAAGCAGTTGACGGATGCCGCCGAATCGGTTGGGCAGAAGTTCGGGTACTCGGCTACGCAGGTTGCTCAGGCTGAGACGGAGCTGATCAAGGCTGGCCTGTCGGTGAAGGACATCCTCGGTGGTGCCCTGTCTGGTGCGTTGACGATTGCTGCTGACGGGCAGATGGATGTTGCGGATGCGACGACCATTGCGGCTGAGGCGATGACGCAGTTCAACCTCAAGGGTAAGGATGTGCCGCACATTGCTGACCTGTTGGCGGCTGGTGCGGACAAGGCGTTGGGTTCCGTCGGGGATCTGGGTGAGGCGCTCGAGTCGGGCGGTTTGGTGGCGCACCAGTTCGGGCTGTCGCTGGATGACACGGTGGGCACCCTGTCTGCGTTCGCTCAGGCGGGTTTGATTGGTGAGCGCGGCGGTACTGATCTGCGGCAGATGCTGATCAAGTTGGGTGACCCGTCTAAAGAGGCTGCTGATGTTATGAAGCAGCTCGGCATCAACTTGTATGACGCTTCGGGCAAGTTTGTGGGGATCACGAATCTTGCGGGGCAGTTGCAGTCGAAGATGAGCGGCCTGGATGAGGCGCAACGTAACGCGGCGTTGTCCACGATTTTTGGTTCGCGTGCGATTGCTGGTGCGAACGTTCTGTATGAGAACGGTGCTAAGGGTATTCAGTCGTGGATTAACAAGGTCAATGATCAGGGGTTCGCGGCTGAGCAGGCGTCGAAGAAGCTTGATTCGTTGGCTGGTGATTTGCAGAAGTTGCAGGCGGCTTTCCAAACGGATCTGATCAAGTCGGGTTCGGGTGCGAATGATGCATTGCGTGGGCTGGTGCAGTTCGCTACGACCGCGTTGAACGCTTTCGGATCCTTGCCGCCCGTGTTTCAGCAGGGCATCTTGTACGCGGGCGCACTGACCGCTGTTGTTGGTTTGCTGGGCGGCGCTTTCGTTCTTGGGGTGCCGAAGGTTGTTGCCTTCAATGCGGCGCTCGAAACGCTTGCTGCCACGTCGCCGCGCACGGCTGCCGCTTTGGGGATTATGAAGACCTCTGTTGGGGCGCTTGGTACGGCGATGAAGTTGTTGCCGTATGCGGGTGCGATTGCGATTGCCGCGCAGTTGACTGGTACGTGGTTGGATCAGGCTGCCACGGCCCTGCATTTGTCTACGACGGTGAAGGAGCTTGGTAAAGCACTGGATGATGTTTCTGCTAAGGCTTCGAAGTCTGCGATTGATAAGCAGATCAATTCATGGGCTGGTACGAACCAGTTGGGGCAGTTGACTAACTCTGGCGGGTTGTTCGGGACGTTGAAGAGTCTCGAGGATTTCGTTGGTGACAAGTTCGGTGGTACTGGTTCGGCTGATATTACGAAGCGGATCAAGACGCTTGACTCGGCGCTGGCTGATCTGGTGAAGAGTGGTAACACGAAGCAGGCTGCTGCGGATTGGCAGTATTTGCAGTCGAAGACTGACGGCTCGAAAGAGGCGTTGCAGCATCTTACTGATTTGTTTCCGCAGTATACGAGGGCTGCACAGAAGTCGAAGCCTGCTACGGATGATCAAACGTCGGCGTCGCAGGCTACCGCAACGGCGTTCGAGGATGCCGCCAATAAGGTGCAGGATCTTCAGAACCAGTTGAATAACCTGATCGACACGTTGAACAAGTCGAATGATGCGAACCAGACGGCGATCACCGCGAATGCGGCGTACCAGGATGCGCTTGCTTCCGTGAATGACACAATCCAGAAAGCTAAGTCTGGTCAGGACGGGTATTCGACTTCGCTGGACCAGAACACTAAAGCCGGTGCGGATAATGTGGCAATGTTTGCTGATTTGGCGAACAAGTCGCAGGCTGCGGCGGCTGCACAGTTCCAGGTCGACGGTAACACGCAGAACTATGTGGCGACGTTGCAGTCTGGTAAGCAGGCGTTGATTGATACGATCACGAACCTGACCGGTAATGCGGCGGCGGCACAGGATTTGGCGGATAAGGTTTATCAGATCCCGTCGCAGCATGAGATTGATATTCAGTCGACAGCGATTGAGATCAAGAACAATGTTGATAACCTGAACAACGCACTGAAGGCCTTGCCGCACGACACCTATGTGGATATCTGGCAGACAACACACATACTGTCTCAGGTTGATGCGTCTCGTGAGCAGGAACAGCACCGTGCTGGTGGTGGGTATATCAGCGGCCCCGGTACTGGTGTTTCGGACAGCATCCCCGCGTATCTGTCGAATGGTGAGTATGTGGTGCGTGCTGCTGCGACAGCTCGCAACCGTGCCCTGCTGGATTACATCAACCGTGGCGGTGTTGCACGGTTCGCGCAGGGCGGGTTCGTTGATGCGCGGCATGTGCAACGGTTCGCCAACGGTGGACCTGTCGCCGGTGCTGTTGGTTCGTCGGTGACGAACGTGAACACGTTCAACGTGCCAGCGATTGAAACACAGGATCCGACAGTTTACGCAACGATTATTGGGCGCGAGTTTGCACGGAGGTCAGCGGGATGACCCAGATCCTCTTTGATGGGCTCACGTTTGATGACACGGCATCGTCGGGGTTCACGATTGGTTCGTGGGCTGGTTGGTGGGATGCGCCACCTGTGAAAACACAACTGTCGGAGCGGAGTGTCGGTGATGGGGCGTTTGCTGTTTCACGGGTTGACCGTGCAGCACGCCCCATCACCGTGAACGGTTCCTATGTTGGTACTGGCATGGCGGACACGTATGCGGCTTTGCGTCGTATTGCGGCGTTGCAGGCGAATGGTGTTCCGTCAACGTTCCGGGTGGTTGAACCGTTTTCGGACCTGCAGTGTGTGGTGACTCTTGTTGGTGCGCCGACCCTGCCGCAGAAACTGTTCAACCCGTATTTCACGTTCTCATTCAATGTGGTTGCCGCTGACCCGTACTTGTATGGGCCAACGCAGACGGTGACTGCTGGTGCGCCGGCTTCTGGTGGCGGGTTGTTGTTCCCGTTGGGTACAACTTCCACGAAGTATTGGGATTTCGGTGCTGATGGTACGTCGGGGCGTGTGTCTGTGACGAATACTGGCACAGCGGACATGTACCCGGTGCTGTCTGTTACTGGCGGGGTTTCGGGTGGGTTCATCATCACGGATATTACGTCTGGTGTTGTGGTCCCGTTCTCGAGGCTGATCCCGGACGGTTCGCAGGTGACCATCAATTCGCGTACGGGTCGTGCGTACATTGATGACCCGTCGAATGACGTGTCAGGGTATCTGACTTCACCGGACTCGATTATCCGTGTCGGTCCTGGTGAGACGCATCTGATCCAGTTCTCACCGCAGGGCACCGTTACCGGGACGCCTTCTATGACTGTGGAATCTGCTTCACCGAACCTGTAAAGGGGGCGCGCTTTTGGCTACACGCTTCCTCCTGGGCGATCTGCGTACCGGTAAACGGCTGTTGACGTTGCCGGTGTTGTCGGGGTCGTGGGAAGACACGTTGGATCAGGCGGAAACGATTAGTGCCACCGTTTCGGTGCGTGACCCTGATGTGCAGGCGTTGGGGTTGCGTTCTGCTGCGACCCCGGCGAAAACGTTTCTGGCTGCGGTGGATGGTGACACGGTGTTGGCTGCTGGCCCGATCTGGGTTCGCACGTATGACCGGGATCAGGGCACGTTGCAGTTGTCTGCGAAGGGTATGGCGTCCCTGTTTGATCACCGCTTGATTCTGCCTGTGTTGGCGGCGACCTTGGATGTGTCCGAGTGGACTGTTCCCGATCCGTCTGATGATACGGGCAATAAGACGATGCCGAACCCGGATTTGGAGTCGAAGTTTACGGGTGTGTCGTTGGGGACGATTGCTAAGAAGCTGGTTGCTCAGGCGATGACGTGGACTGGTGGGGATTTGCCGGTTGTGTTGCCGTCTGATGAGTCGGATGATGACCCGGATCATGTGAAAACGTATGAGGGTACGGATTTCAAACCGGTTGGTGAGGCTTTGACGGATATCACGAACCTGGTGGATGGTTGCGAGTTGAACTTTGCTCCCCGGTTCACGTCTGACAAGTTGGGTGTGGAGTGGGTGTTGCAGACCGGGACGGTTGAGCAGCCCCTGATTTTTTCCATGTCGGAGCCTGTGTGGAATGTGACCGTTCCGGGTACACCGGTGTCGAACCTGACGATTGATGAGGACGCCTCCGCGCTTGGATCCATTGGGTGGGAGTCGGGCGGGCGAGCGTCGGATGATGTTCTGGTGGCCCGGTCGTATGACTCGAGCCTGGTGGATGCTGGCTACCCGCTGATGGAGCTGATCGACTCGTCTCACACTGATGTTGTTGAGCAGGCAACGTTGGACAGTTACGCACAGACCCTTGTGGTGCGTGGTCGCACACCGGGTGATTCGTGGTCGTTTACGGTGCAGGCGCACCCATTGGATGATCAAGGCGGGTTGGCTGGGCCGCAGTTGGGTGGCTACAACGTGGGGGACTACTGCCGACTCGTCTTTGAGGCGTTCGATGGCGTGCACGGTGACCCGTACATTCCTGGCGGGTCGTACCGGCAACGCATCGTCGGTTTGAAGGGTGACGAGGTGGGCAACACGGTGGACATTACGTGCGCCCCTGAGGTGGTGTCGTAGTGGCGGGCGCGTATAAGGCTCCTGCTGGTGATCAGCTTGGTGCACTGATTGAGCGGATCAAGGGTATTGAGTCGCAGTTGGCGGCGTTGCAGCGTCCGACTGGTACGCAGCTCTCGTCGCTGGTTGCTCAGGTACAGGCGGCGTTGGCGAACATCAACGCCACGGTTGCGGCTGCGATTTCGGCGAACTCGTACACGAAGAGTCAGATTGACTCCAAGGTGGCATCGCCGGGCAACATCGCACCAGGAAACGTGGTCGCGTCCGGCCAGGTGCAAAGCAACGGTGGACCGTTGAAGTCTCTGCCGTCGCATAACTACACGGTCAGCAGCGGGTATGTTGCCACGTGGACTGATGGCGACGGAACCATTGGCACGTCGCCATCGACGGGCACTGTGAAGAAGTCGCTCACCGAAATGACGGCTGACGATGCGCGTAATCTGTTGAGCCTAACCCCCTATTGGGGTCGGTATGTGTGGGATGACGACGAGTCCCCATTGAAGGTGTTCTTCCTGGCGGAGGATGTGCGGGCTGCTGGTTTCGGCCCCGATGTGGCACCGACTGTTGTTGGTGAACCGTTGGCGTTGGTGAACCCTGATGGTTCCCCGGTGCTGGACGCTGACGGAAATCAGGCTGTTGTGCCGGTGGGTGAAGCGTGGACTGTG